ACCGCACCAAGCAGGGAACTATGACCTCTGAGTCCCTTTATGTGTTTGCCTGAGTGGTGAATTACCATCAAGGCGCAGTTGTAGAGTTGCTGTAGCTTACCTGTTTGGGCGATAAAGCCACCCATGTCCTCAGAACTATTCTCATTAAAGTTGCCACCTGACATCCGCATCAGGGTATCCAAGATGATGATTTCAAGGGGTTCATCTATTTGCGCCACTAACTCATTAATGGCAGCTACCAGTGCATTAAAGTCTTCTTGGCTTGACCTGATGTTGATTTGCGCCCTTATGACATACATATTTGCGCCATCTGGTGAGTTATTCTGTATTTTGCAAGCCTTCACCCTAGCGCCCATACCGCCATGACCTTCACCTGATATGAACAATACTGCCCCTTTCTTAGGTATTTTGTAGCCCATCCAATCCCTGCCAGTAGCTATTGCCTCTGCCAAGTCCAAGGCAATGAATGACTTCCATGAGGCAGGGGGTGCAAACAGGGCAACAAAACTACGTTTTGGGATGATGGACTCTATGAGCCATTCAACTGGTTCATCCTTTATGGAGTCCCAAGACTCGACAAGGAACTTAGATTTAGGTGCTGACTCAGCTTCTTGTGGAGTTTCAGGGACATAAAGACTTAGCCTTTGTGGAGTCCAGACTTCTTCACTTGATTTGACGATAGGACAGGCTTTCGCTATTTGCGCCAGCAATGTGCGGGAGCCATCATATCTATTGACCCACTCGTAAGCATCCTCTTTGGGATTCGACAGGTTCAAGTCCAAGACCCTGACGCTCTTGGCAAAGGGTATAAGTGCCTCTGTGACCTTTGAGGCGTAGTGCCAACCTACTAGGTCATTGTCAGGCACGATTACCACATTAGCATCTTTAAAGTATTGGTTGAGTTCATCATTCCAACCACCAGCACCAGCGTGACTTGTCGTAGCTACCACGCCCAAGCTGCCCAAGGCATCTGCCGCCTTTTCACCTTCTGTTATGTATACAACCCTACCAGCGGCTGTTGCCTGTCGCAGTTCGGGCAGCTTGTAGGGTACGAGTCTGCAATCTCCCAACTTGCCCACTCGACTGCCATCAGGCATGACTCTCAAGGTCTTATAGGTCTTGCCTTTAGAGTCAAAGGTCTTAAATCTTTGCTTGATGAATAGGCTTGTGCCTTCTTCATCTGTGTAATGCCATTCATGCTCTAGCACAGGCGTAGAGATGAGTGGGATTGGTTTCATGGGTTTGATACTGTCGAGATAGTCTGGTCTGTCTGGTAATGCTGGCAGGAGTCCCATGTCCTTAATGGTTGAGAAGACAGTGTGCTGGTCACAGCCGCTATGACACTTGAACAGGAAGTTGCCATCATCCGACATTGAGATAGACAGGCTAGGATGCTTGTCGCCGTTGCCTTGACCATGAGAGGGTACGGGGCATGATGCTAGGTAACCATTGCCTACCTTTTTTGCGTTCCCAAGGGTAGTGGCTATTTCTTGTGCTGACATTTTGCATCTTTATTTTAGAGGGACAAAAAAACCAGAGTTCTCCCCCGAAAACTCTGGTGCTGTTGAGTGCTAGGGGTTAGCTAAACATCTCGTCATCTTCCAATGATGGTGCTGGCTTTGATGGTGCTGGCTTGGCAACTGGTGTGGGTGCGGGTTTAGCAACTGGTGCTGGCGCAGTGAACTCAGGTTCTGCTTGCGCTGCACCTTCTTGCATAGCCGCTGGTCTAGCTACCCAACCTGTGACGTTGAACTCAGGTACACGGGTGCTGCCCTTGCCCACCTTTTCGGCTCGTGAACCTGTGTACTCGACCACAGGTAACTTACCCGCATTAGCGCCAGCTTGCGCTTGCACTCGGTTGAACAGGGATTCGATGCCCATGTTGGCTCCTGCCCCGTTAGCACTGAACTCAGCAATACCCATAGTCTTGTTGTAGAAAGTAGCCTTAAATCCACGCTTATGTTCGGGTGATGGTTGCGCTGATTTACGACCAAGTGACTCATCAGCAATAAATTCAAATACACCAATTGCAATCAACATCCATCCAGTTTGCAAGTTCTCGTAGTCAAAGACAAATTTCTCTAAGACAAATTCACCATCTTGGTTTGACCAAGCGTTAGCTTGTGGGGAGAAGCGGATGTAGTTACCAGAGCCGCCAGAGTTTGAAAGGTTTAAGTTCATAAAGTTTCCTGTTTAAAGTTTAAGTTGAAGTGGCTGATGCCACAGGGTTGGGGGATTCGGGGTAGTGATTATTGAGTTAAACCTTTGTCCCTTGCAAGCGTTAATCCGCTAGATATGCGGGAAGTTAACGCTTCAAGTCCAATTCTTTGGTCTTTTGTTAGCAGTTTCTCAGCCGCCGCAGGAGTAATGATTTCTTGCTTGACAATCTGGTCTATGTTGAGTCCACGAGCCAAAAGGTGAGTGACAATTTCTGATTCATCAGTCCACGACCTCAACGATCTCTTAGGTTGCAGTTGCCAACCATCAATGACAGAACCTGATTCCATGCGTTTAAGGGCATGATCTCTCACCGCCTTGATATAACCCTCAACCATGTCAAACTTGGTGAGCAAGACGCTTATTTGCGCCTCTGTAAGCATCTCTACTGGCGGTGCAGTGGCTACGACTTCAGCAAGATTAGATTGTGCAGGGCAAATAGTTCTTGCGTTGCAATACTGGCAAGCTGAGTCCGAGGGTACAGGTTGAAACAGTGGGTTCAGTGCATTCTCAATGGCAGGGATGAGAACATAGTGTTCCCAATCAACCAACTCTTGCGTTGTCATTGAGTGCTTGCGTACCTCGCCATGATGAGGTTGGATGATTATGAGTTCTATGGTGTCAATGTCTTGGTAGAGTTTTTGACCTTCTAGTGCAGCCAATGCGTAAAGTTTCAACTGTTCATTGTCAGCATCGACATAGCCTCTACCAGTTTTCAAGTCTGCAATGATGAGTTTGCGCCATGATTTGCAAATGCCAATGAAATCAGCAGTGCCACCAACCTTGACATCAGGGGTTTCTTGGTAAGGTAGGAATTCTTCTACTAGACCTTCACAATGCCATTCATGCTCGTTGTATATATTAAAAATAGCGTCAAGATATTGTTTAGCAAAGTCACAATTCTCCTCTGTCAATATGATGCCCTCAATGGCTTTACCAACAAAGGTCATGGGGTCTGATTCATCTTTATGGCAAATCTCTGCTAGCTTATGAATGGCAGTTCCGATCTTCGCCGCCTCGCCGCCTTCCACATAGGGCATGAGTGCTGAGAGTCTGGCAGAGGCGGGACAGGCAATCCATCTAGATGCCGCTGATGCTCTAAGGCTTAATTGTTTGATTGCCATGATGCTCTTTCGATGTGGTGGTTTTCAATGAGTAATTGATAGGCGAGTTGTCTTGCCTCGTTAGACACTGCATGACCCAAGTCTTCAGGGTCTAGCAGACGCTTGATGAAGACTACAGTCTGTTGGTTCTGCCTACGTTCTTGTTCCAACTGTGAGCCAAGCCAGACGATATGCTGGCGCAATGTCTGCCGTTCTTTATCATCCATGTCTTAGCCCCCAAGCGGCAATGAGTGCCGCATCAGCACGACCATCATCTTTGACCCGTTTGAACAATGTAGATTGCCAAGGGAACACTTCCATTGCTCTAGCCCTTGCGCCATCCTTGCCCCCTGAGACTCCCATAGCCTTCATCCAAGCCTGTGGAGTCACCAAAGTAGTCTTGATGAGCCTAGCCGCTAGAACACCCTCTATAGCCCCAAGGCTGCGCCCAAAGCTAAAGACGCTGGTAACGCCCTGCCCACTCATTGCAAAGACCCGTTCTACAAACGCCTCTTCAGGCTTGAATGTCTCAATGATTTCCACCAGTTCGGGAATGCTGATCTGCCTCTTGGTTTTGCCATTGCGGTCTAAGGAGACTGTGGGCATATCGACTACACCCATCAACGACTCGCCGTTAAGCATCGCAATAGCCCCGTTGAGTCCTACATCAATGCCAATGATGCGTTTGGGGGAGAAGACTGTTGAGATAACTGTCATTCTGCACCCCCACTTAAAGCCTTCAGACGCTGCTGAATTAGGGAATCTACCGATTCTTCTAGCCGTTGTATTGAAGTCACCAATGGTATGGTTCTACCAGTGGCGTAGCGGGATACCTGAGAGGGGTCAAAGCCAGCATGACGGGCAACATCAGTGATGGTGAAGCCAGCAGATTCAGCTTTTTCCTTAATGGATTCAATGGTTTGCATAGTTGGAGTGTTCATAGCCAAGGATTCTAGGGAACATTGGATTAATAAGTCAAGTCCTATCTGATTAAATACCCCACTGGAATGTGTGGGATTAAATATAGGGGGGTTGACTAAGTAGTCAACTGTGATATGATTCACCCATCAGCAACCAAACAGGAGAATTGAAGATGAAATACAAACTCAACGTAGCCAGAGATGTAGATACAGATGAGCCTGACTCTTACATTCTTAATTTGCCACGCGGCTTTCGATTTGATGATGACCTTGTCCATGTGCGTGGTTTTGACACTATGCGCGAATTACGCGATGCAGTTAAAAACGAAGTAATTGCCTGTAGTTGCGCTGGCTGCAAACAATAACCCAACGGGGCGCAAGCCCCAAATTTAAGGAGTCATTATGAAACACATCATTGCAGCAACCCTTGGACTTGATATTGCCGACCTTGGCGATTACCGATACCAATCAACTAGAACAACTAGACCAATTTATGCCATTGGCAACATCTATGTTGCAGCGGGTAAAAAGCCACCAAAGGATGATGTTGGGGCTGAGTGGGAAGAACACAAAGATCAGTTTTGGGCTAATGGAAAAACCACTGTGTGGGTAGCAAAAGCAATTTTACTCAAGGGCGCAAGCCCAATCTTTCAACCTTAAAGGAGAATTGAAAATGAATGCAAACCAAAGCAAATCCTACTTAGCAAGAATTGACGCATTTGCAATAACCCGCAATGCGGTTTCTCATGCAGAAAATTGCTTAGAGTCATCTAGCGGATGGGATGTTGAAAGCCTTGGCTACAACATTGAATGCAATTTCCCAGAAATTGATTCTGACAAGTGCGATGCAATAGCTGCAGCAGTAATGCGTAAAGCATCATTCAACTACAACTCACCCTACAACGCTGAGTTCTTAGGCGCACAACCCGCCCGTGCTGGTCAAGACTATTAAACCCAAATGATCTCTACTCCACAAGTAAGCCGCAACAGACGTAGATATGGTGTTGACTATATTGAAAAATATGTCTTTGGCATCACAGAAACCATTACCTACAAACTTAAAGGCGGTAACAGTGTTGTCGTTGATTTAATAACCCATGCTCAAGATTTGATGGCTGATGGTGATGTAAACAATGCCCGTCAAATCTTGAATATTGCCAAGCATATTTTGGATGAAATTGCTAATGGCAAATTGGTTGGAACAGTAAAACGCAAGTAATTTTAAAGGAGAGCAAAATGAAAGAATCAATCCCCGACATTCTCACCGCTATTGCTATCGGCATTGGCTTTGCAGTCCTCTTAGCCTCATGGTGGTTAACATGAGCAGCGAACCAGCATTTCCAACGCCCATCGTTAGCATAATGCAACATCAAGGCATGACCTTGCGGGATTACTTTGCGGCAAAGGCTATGCAAGGGATGTATGCAAATAATTCTTTTCCGACAGGAATAATGTTTGATACAGCAAAAGAAGCCTATGAATTGGCAGACGCAATGCTGAAAGCGAGGGAGCAATGACCGACCTTCAAGACTTCTGCCAAGAGCATCGCACTATGGATGAGTTGGTAGAGGCTGGCTACAAGGCTACAAGCGTCTACAACGCTGTTAAGCGTAAGGAGTTGACCAATACCAAGGCAACAGACGATTGGGGTCGCAAGCTGCATGGCAAGGGCTTGTTCCTGTCCACAGTCACAGTTGAGCCTATGAACTTCACCGCCTTGCAATCCGCATGGCATACCCCACAACCACAAGGAGAAACAGCATGAGCATAGAGACAGAGATTGCAGAACTCGCACAAAAGTTTGTGCCAGCTTGCTACGCTGGCGGCATTCTTTCAAGGTCTGACATGAAAGAGTTAATCATCAAGGTTGCTAATCAAGCAGTTGTAATTGGGTGGAGCCATGCAGAGAGC